GTTTCTTGACCGGTCCAGCTTGCCGACGCTGGTGTCGAGGTCAAGGGTTCCTTGTTTCTTCTGTTCGATTTTGTCTTTCTGGTTAATCAATTCCTGAATGCTAACTGCCATAGTATGTTCTCCTCCTATTCAACGGTTTCCGTAAATGCAGCGTCTTCCGGCGTGAAGCCGAAGGGGTATTCTTTTTCGATGACTTTCCCTTTTTCAAAATTCATGAGCGACAGCTTGTTGAACCAGACGTTATCAAGCGTGATGCGCTCTTTCTGGGCGTCAATCATATCCGGATCTTCGACCAGGCCGACCAGCGTCGTACGCGGGTCATGGCCGCTCTTCCAGTCTTCCAGGTACTTATTCAGATTCCGGTTGATGACGCTCTTGATTTTGAGCGTCCCCGTACCTTTGAGGGATACGATCTTACTGTCTACACTGTTCCCGATAAGCACATCTTCGCGGTTCGGCTCGACGTCGACTTCGAACGATTCAATTTCAAAGATGAGTTCGCCTTCCCACCATAATTTCCCGTGGGAGCCGTTCCAGCGCCGGTTGCCGCGATATTTTACGTCATATTCGCTTCTTGCCATTTGTCAGGCCTCCTTACAGTGTGAAATCAATCTTCAAGTTTTCCATGGCATCCACGAAGCGGATGTCACCGGCCAGGGCCAGCGTATCGCCGGTATTGTACTGGCGGATTTCCATGACCGACATGGTCGTCGGGTCATCACCATGGAGTTTTGCGTAATTGCTCTGCCAGGTCGTGTTAATGTCGACCGTATTAGCGGCATCGGCATCCAGCACGTTGCCCTTGATTTCCGAGAAATAGACCAGGATGGCCGAAATGAAGAGCATTTTGTGGTTGTAGTCGTTAATGACCTTGCCCACGTAATACTTCTTGAAGGTATCGCGGATGTCGTCGGTGACCATGTCGATGCCTTCGATAATTTTGATTTTCCGGAACTCTTCGCCTTTATCTGTGGTGAAGGTCGTCAGGCTGTTGCAGGCGCGGGCAATCTTGACGCCGTCGCCATCCTGCTCGTCAATGAGGAGCAGTTCGCCCTTGTCAATCAGCGTGTCGATATCTTCATAGACTTCGACGCTTTCGACTTCGGTCAATTTGAAGTACGTGGCACTGCGGTCCAGGGCCAGGCCAGCCAAAATGCCGGCGATACGGGCCGTATACTGCAAGGCCGTGTACGTCGTATAGACCGGATTGCCGGAGCTGTCTGTATCGGTCTGTACTTTGATGTCGTTCGTGCAGAAGTTAACGATGCCTTCATGGTCTGCGGCCTGGCCCGATAACACGGCCTTGAAGGTTTTATGCTTGTTGCTGCGCTGTGCCTTAATCCAAGACGTCAGGTCCTGCTGTTCCTGCACCGAGGCTGTCGGTGCGCAGAGCCAGTTCCACTTGATGTTGGTCAGCATCTTGAGGGCGTTGGCCTGGGTCTTCGTAGCGCCGTCGACATTGGTATTCGGCAACGTGTAGACCAGGATACGAAGTGGCGTACCAAGCAGACACTTCTTGATGAGGTCTATGTTTTCATCCGTCAGACCTGTTTCCGGGATGTCGGATACGTCGCGGATGGTATAATTATGGACTTCGTCTTTCGTTTCGTTGTGCAGAATCATCGCCACGATACCGCGGGCACTGCGCTTAATGGCTGTCGTGCCTTTGGTACGGAAATTGATGATAATCTGCGGCATGCCGAACAATTCCTGTTCATTCGCCATATGCTATTCCCCTTCCGTTTGATTGAGCTTGTTGATTTCCAGTTCCAGGTGCTGGGCCAGTTCATACTGGATGCGGCCGGCACCCTCGAAGTTGTCACGGAAATCAAGATTGAAAATGTAATGCAGGATGTCATCAATAATGGTCATCTCTGCGTCGAGAATCGTAATATGCCGGTCCTTGACGGCCAGGACAGGGCGGAAAGCCTTGTCCAGGGCATCGGCTACCTCGAAGACAGCCGTGCGGCTCACGCGTCCCATAGTGTCTTCCGGGTGGATATAGGTAATATCTACCTGAATCAGCCGGTCGCTGAACAGGTCGTCCACGGTCGTGGCCGTCGGCATGAACTCGGCATAAAAATAAGGTGCATCCGATTTCTCGACATTGTCGAAATGCACCTTATAATCTTTGAAGTTTTGATTGAGTACGGCCACGATGGCCGCTTTTATATCGCGGAGCGTCATCATTCGTCCAACACCGCCTTGAAGATGGCCTCAGAATCTGCCTCGAAGGTCTGCCCGGCCTCCATCATCCCTTTATGCATCATCTTCTTGCCAGGGACGAAATCTTTCTTCAGCCGCTTCCCGATGGCCGGTACATACCGCCCCGGCGTCTGTCGATGGCCATACTCGACGTGGGCGGCATATTTGACGTTGTTGTAAATCGTTGTCTTCCCCTGTGTGGCCCGGGAATGTTTCCAGCCGTTCTTGAGACGGCCCGTCCGGGTCGGCGTGTTATCCTTGATTTTCCCAATGATAACCTCCGCTTCCTGGGCAACGAATTTGTCCATTTTCGAGGCTCCCTTTTCTTCAATGGCCGCCAGGCGGTCATCAAAGGCCGAGAACCCATCATCAAAGAGCATAGCCATTACGCCTCATCCTCTCTTCGGACACTGATTTCTTGATGGTCCGGATACTTGAAAGCCTTCGCGGCATTAAGCGTAAAGGTTTGGCCGACATGCACGATGACTAGGACATCGTTCGGCAAAATATCGTATTCCGGGTCCAGGCAAATACGCAGGTCCGTCTTTGTGAAGAACTCCCGCGGATTCTGCCCGCTCTGCAGTTCTTTGCCGTATTGCGTCAGATGGCACGGGAGTTCCTGATAGATGGCCTGCACCGTATAATCATCGGCACCTTCGTCGTCTTTTACTGACTGCTGCCGGTACACGGTGACGCGGTCTTTATACATGTATTTCATGAGCAGATTCTTGCATCGGTTCCATGGCATCGTCATACGGGCCACCTGACTTTTCGATACGGCGCAAGATGGGCTGTAAAAGATTGCAGATCCGCATCGATCTGGCTTCCCAATTGCGTCATATCTGACACCGCAAATTGGAATTTTGTATCGTTCTGCTCCAGGCTCTTCAATGCACCCTGACGCCCGCCATTCGCTTTATCTTCCAGCCATTGTGATATGTAATCCGTTGCTGTATAGATCAGCGTTTCAGGGAAATCTTCCCGGTTGCAATAATCCAGAACAAAACCGACAAATTTATTTGCATACATCGTAAGAACTGCATACTCTGCCGGCTCACCACGGATACTTTGCACATTGGAAATAATGAGCGCTACCGCTTCATTTGCCGTTACACACTGCATACCTACCACCTCCATTTGGGTATGAAAAGGCACCCACATTGTGAGCGCTAAGTATTCAACTGGGCTTAAGTCCAATTGAGTTGCGGCATTAACTCCGCAATAGAATGGCTATCTACAAGCAAAGCATTTACTGCGGAGTCAAAGTTCATTAGTTTTCCAGTTTGCATTGCCAGTTGGTATAATAGTTGATTCGATATATTTATTGTACCATTCTTCATATGTCATGTCAGCTGGCACATAGTATGTCTTGCCCTTATCATTCCTGGCAATGCGCGTCCCCGTCTTCTTTTTATCCGGCCCGTACAGGCTGCCGGCGACTGTGGAACGGCAGTTCGGGTGAAGTGGTGGGGCCGTACTGCCTGGCTGATATTCGCCAATGGGATAAACATGGCCATCATGTTCCCGGCAGGTCGCTGACGTCCGACGGTCCAGTGTCGCAGAAAAGCGGTAATACTTCATCCCTGCTTCTTTGATACTGTCCATGGCACTCTGATTTCCAACGTAATTCAGCTCTGTCCGGACCAGACGTCGTGCATTACTGATTCCGACATCCATCCGCTGGGATACCCTCTTTGAGATAGCATCTATGCTTTCCCCTTGATGAACGGCTGTCATCATCTCAGACTTTAGTGTTCGTGCCAGCAGCCGCTGATTTTTCCAGATTCGCTGGCTGTAGTTCATCCCGCTCCATCGATTCCGGAGCACCTGCGTCAGATCATCACGGTTGACTTTAGCAAAGGAGGCTGGCAATCCGATTTCCTTCCCAATATCAAACAGCCCATGATAATAACTGTCTTTGTATGCATCTGTGAGGAAATCCGTCATGGTTTCAGAAACCTTATGTCCTAACGCATCCAGTTCCATCAAGGTTTCACTGTACAGCTTATCCAGCCGGCTGATACGGCTGCGCATGGCCAGGACATTCAGTTCCCGTTCAAGACCTTTGTCCCCGTTTTCCTTTATCTGCCTTATATATTTCTCAATCGTCATACGCCACTGACGGTATTCACTTCCCGTAATCAGCTTGCGCGCTTCTTCGACTGACAGCGCATTATCTTTGGCAAACCGGCCATACAGTGCCGCTATATCGGTCTGGATATGGCCCAGCGATGCAAGATAGTACCGGGCCAGTTCCTTTTCAATGGTTTCCTGGCATTTCTTGTGCCATTCTTTTTCCCGCTCTATGGCTCTCTGTGCCCAATACGCTTCGCTGTCCACATTCACCACCTGACCTTATCAGCCTACTTTATGTTTCAATGCTACGACACGGATGGCTTTCGATTCATACACGCGCTTCCAGTTTGTTGCCGTTGCCAGTTCTTCTCTGGATGGAGATTCTACGTTGACACGTACAGCATTCTGCCATGCGATTCCGCGAGGGTGCATGATGAAGCAGCGACGGTTGTAAAGCATGTTGATACCGGCGCCAAGGTCCGGGTCACGTTTCGTTTCTGTCTGTACGAAACCTACCGGGTTCCCTTCACCGTAAGCTACTGCTCCCGATCCGAAGAAGTACGTCGTATAAACACCATCAGCGGCCGGGCATCCATCGTCTACAATGACGCGGCGTCCCTGATACGTATCGAATTCCACGGAAGTGCTATCCCGTTCCGTCGTAATGAGATTCTGTTTTTTAAGGTATGCTTTGGTTGCGGAATGCATAACAACCGCTGTCAGCTGATCCTGAGCGTCACCCAGGAGCTGCAGAGTATCAATGACGGCAGACGCGCTGATATTAGCGGCATTGCCTGTCTTTTTGGAAATATCCAGCACATGGTCTGCCATTGTATCGGCTCCAAAGACACCAGTCAAAATATTAATCAGTTCTTTCTGATACTGACGGGCCCAGTAATCAGCAACCAGGTCACCGATGGCACGCATCGGGTCACTACCTGCCAGTGCGGCCGAAAGAGAGGTAGCACTCCATTTCTGCTGACGCATGATAGTTGTCGATACGTCTTTATTAGACGTGATTTTCTGGAATTCGATTGATTTTCCTTCTACGATATTCTGGGCATCACCAGAAAGATCTTCAAAGAAAGGCATATTATGTGTACGGGCCGCTTCACTGGCTAATGCATCGAAAGCTGCATTCCGTGTAATGATACCGCTACTGAAAAACGCCGATTTTTCCATTGTCTGCTGAATGACATACGGGTTGAAGAGTTCCGGTACAATGACGTCTGTCAAAGTTGTTCCTGCCATAATTCATTACCTCCTATACATTGAGTGTGACTCCAGCGGCCGCTGCAAAGGCTTTGGCCTGTTCTGGATTTTCACGCAACAGCTTGCCCTGTTCTGTCATATTGAATGTCTCTTTAGCAAAGGGATTCTTCAAATTATTTCCGCCGCCACCATTAGGACTGTATTTCGGCGGATTACCAGGTGCTGCTTTAAACAAAAAAGGTTTGCTTTCCTTGAGTGTCTTAAGCTGTTCATCAAGACCAGCGACTTTTCCATCTTCACCAAGGATGAGCTTATCCCTGTCAAATAATCCGGAAACAATCCCGACATCCTGCGCACTATCACCTATAGCCAGTTGAATGGCCGTAGTCAGTTTCAGGTTCTTCATCTGGGCTTCATATTTTTCTTTTGCCTGATTATTTTCCGTTTGAAGCTGTTTGATTTGTGCTTTTAAGGATTCTGTATCGCCTTTGCTATTCTTCAGGGTTTCCAGTTGCTTGTCTCGTTCTGCAACTGTTGTCTTCAAGGTCTTCTTTTCCTCGTTGACCTCATTGAAACGAGATTTTGTTACATAATTGCCATCCAGATAATCATGAAAAGTTTTGGAAGCTTCTTCCCTTTTATCATCAGCAATCCCTAATTCCTGGATTAATTCTTCAATCGTCATTTTATATCTCCTTTCCGGTTTTTACCGCGGTTACCGACCCGCGCCAAAGTAATAAGCCTATTTACGTAGTCGTTCCTGTGGAGCCAGTCACGGATGCCACATACTTTGTATTTCTTTCACAACATTCCTGAATAATCCGACAGATTTCATATTCCGTCTTATCCATAACAGATTTAAATGGGAAATCCTCGCTGAACTGTTCTGTATATCGTTTAAGCCATTTATACATCGCCATCACCTCCCTTACCGCCCAAATCGCCATAGATATCGTCTTTATCAGCTTGATTCTTTTCTTCCTCATCCAGCTCTTTTTCTTCATCATCCACGTTTTCGACAAAAGGATGATTTTTGAGAATGGTCTTACGACTGATGATGCCATTGGATTTACTACACATATCAACCAGTTCCGCGTCATTTCGGATACTGGTACGAGTCCAGGTCTGTATGATGTTCTGGCACAGCTGTCCATGGACACGTAAAATAGCCCGTATCAGCTTGTTGAATCCTAGCCGGAATTCCGTTTCCATCATTCCTGCTTTGAGTTCCAACAGAGCATACAGGAATTTCATTGCTTCTCCAGACGTCTTATCCAGCCCCTGCTGCTGTGGATCTATTCCCTGTCCCATATCAAAAATAGATTTACGGGTAAGTTCCAACATTTTATCCCGCGCTTCGACAGGTATTTCAATAGTCAGCGTAGAAACCCCGGAAGCATCTCCGTTACCATTATTTTCGATATTGATTGCCTTGTAATACTTCAGATTATTCAGGAAAGGTGCCAAATCTTCACTGCCATAGTTCGTGAGAACGAAAATAACTTCCTGTACATCTTCTAGGTCATTCATAAATCCGCTGTAAGTTTTGTCGTATGCATCAATCAGCGGCTTTACGTCGTCCAAATCACTGCTTGTCAGATTATTATTGTAGAACGGGATAAAAGGAACATCTCCTAACTGGTGGATGAACCGGTTAGCTGCAGGCGATATACCGGCATCATAAAATTCCGTAAAACATGGCCACGGCATCAACCCTGTAGCAATATCGTCACTGGCCCGTTTACGAAATGCCTGGCACTCTGTATCATTCCAGTATTCATAAACGTCGTATACATCCCCGTTGTCATCAAAATCGCGATATACCCTGAGCACAGCCAAAAGCTGATGATCCAGTTTAGGGGACCAGACCGGAATCACTTCTCCCGAGGGGACGACGCCCCAGGTAAAACCGTTTTCGCTATCCATCCAGTAATGTACCCATGCTATCCCTGCGTTAGATGCATTGACGGCCAAATCCTTACAACGTTTTCCATAATAATCCCCCAATGACTGCGTAATCAGCTGGTTCTGGTCATCGTTCTTCACATCAAATATAGGCGGCGTCGTAAACATATACGCTACTTTCTGATTGACCAGTAGTTTATAGAAGCTGTGTGGCAGACGGTTATCTGCATGGCGGAGCGGATTTTCTTTTTCTGCCTCTTCTTTTTTTGACGGAGGAAATAAGATATCATTCTGTACACGATAATATCGTTCAGCCGTCCATGCACGTGCCTGGAATTCTCCATGCCCCGCAATGTATCGTTTGATTACCTTTTTTGCTGTCTCTAAATCCATGTAATCACCTCAAAATATGGATACCTGCCCGCGGCATTGCCGGTCCCATGCCGTATCGTACTGCATCAATAGCATGGTTGTTTTTGTCCGGGTAGGCACTGATGAACTGCCCTTCCCGGTTCCGCTCGTATTCATAACTAATAAATTCACGGAATGTATTCGGGCATCGCCGTTTATCGATATAAATATGCGCCCGGTCCTGGAGCCACTTGATTCCATGCTCTACGCTGTCCGGCCCTTTACGTGCACCTGTAATGCGTAATCCGTAATCTTTCATTTCTTTGATAGATTTCGGTTCTGCACTATCTGCAATAATCAGCCTGTCGCCGGTTCGCTGTGCTATCCGTCCAGCCGCCTGGCTGTTCGTCAGTTTTTGCTGATAGATTTCATCGAAAATATACAGATCTTCTCGTTTTGCATCATAGTACATCGCGACATAGGCCAGCGGATCCACGGCAAAACCGAAGTCCAGGCCGTAATACAACCTGTCAAAATTTCCGACAAGTTCGTCGCTCATGGCCATGTCTTCGACATTTTCAAAGACCGCGCCGCCTGTACCTGTGACTTCGCCCAGGTATTCGTGCCGATAGGCCATTTCATTCTTGGCTTTGAGCTTTTCCGCTTCGGCCAGGAACTGCGGCCCCAGCCAGTCTTCCGGCACGGTCAAATAGGTCGAGTGGTGGACCAGCCGATCTGGATCGTCCACGAGAATTTCTTCATTGACCCAGTTGTTCCGGCTCTTCGGCGGGTTATACGTCCCGAATACTTGATAGAACTGGCCGCCGCGCAGGAGAGACTGCAACACGTTACGAATCTCTTCCATGCCGCTGAACTGGTCCAATTCCTCGAACCACACGATACCGACATAACCGAACGGCAGTTTAATGGATTTAACCTTAGCCGGGTCATCCAGCCCGAAAAAAAGGATTTTCTGTCCCGTTTTCTTATACGTGATTTCCGGCGGCGACAATTTGACGCGGAACTTGTCCAGGACGCCCAATTGCTCCAGCCCCCAGACAATCTGAGGCAATACGCTGTTCTTGATAGTGTTGCCGACCTTCCGGATGACAACGGCATGGACATCCGGATCTTCCATCACCGATACGGGGATGCGGATACCGCCCACAAACGATGACTTGGCACTGCCGCGGCCACCCGCCAACAGATAAAAGGTATGCAGGTGCCGCTCGACATCAAAAAAGACCTCATCGAATGATGGGGCGATTAGGTCAGCTATATTAATTTTCTTCTGTCGTTTCCGATTTACGTGAGAATTCAAATGCAACTGCCTCCTCATCGGTATGCGTATTCAGATCTGCGACTTCCGCCCGGAGTTTTTCGTTACGAAGCTCTTGTTCTTCCCGTGCTGGCTTAGTCGGATACCGCTTCAACAGCAATTCTGCCGCCTTCAGTCGATCGTGCGCGCTTATCTGCTTTTTCATGATGCGGGCCCTGGAACATCCTTCACCGGTTCCTTCCGATACAATATGCTCTTCCCGTATCTCGCCTCGCATGGCCGCTGTCAAGTGCTGCATCACTTCCTCCGGCGTTGCTGTCTTGGCCGCTTCCATGGCATCCAGGCGTTCTTGAATAGCTCGGCGGATGACAAGTTTTGACAAGTTTTCTGTACCAATACGATTCGCAGTTTTCTTACTATATCCGGCCATTCTAGCGGCTTCTGTAGCATTGCCGGTCTCAATATAGGCATCTACAAACCGTTTCTGCTTTAACGTCAATTTATCCATGCTACATAATCGCCACCAACCTTCATGACTTCCTTGTAATAAAAAAGAGACCCGTTACCCTGTCCGGCTATTCACCAGACACAGGCGACTAAGTCCCTATGTATTCGATTTGGCAGGAGCGGAAGGGCTTGGACCTTCAACAAATGGTTTTGGAGACCACTACTCTGCCCATTGAGCTACGTCCCTATGATAGACACGCCCCAAAAGGAGAGGGCGGAGGCTGGGCTCGAACCAGCAACATAGGAGGCCCCTTGGCTCTACCATTGAGCTACTCCGCCGTATAGCAGTACATGGGTAGTGGCGCCATGACTATCCATGTACCGCAACTTTAAAAGAAAGGAGGTGCGTATCTGGTGACAGTGTGTGGGATGCGCAAGGGCAGCTAATGGACTGGTGCGTGACACGAGCCCCTCGCGTCATCCCCAACTCTCACGCTATTATCGTACCACGTCCGACCAACTTTTTCCGTATTCAAATATATTTTTTTTCTGCGCGATTCTGTCAAAAAACGACACGAAAAAAAGTTATCCACAATTTCCCTCATGGTCGTCTCCCTTCGCTTCGCTGCCGTCAATGAATACCAGGCTCATCTGCATCGGGATGGATTCTTCGCCGAACATGGCCCCGGTCAGCCGCCGCAGTGTCTTCCGGGCTTCCGTCCGGCAGTAGGTCACGCTGGCGCCGGCATAACGGGACGTGCTTTCCCAGGACGATCCGTCGATATATCGGGCGCGGATGATGCGATAATCCACGGGATTCGTCGCTTTCAGCGCATCCAGGGACCGGTCCAGCTTGCGGACCTTCGGTAGTACTTCCAGAAGGTCCTGATAGCTGCCTTCGAGACGCTTTTCCAAGTCTTCCTGTTTAAAGTACGCCCGTTCCTGCGGGCTGGTCCCATCGCCGCCGCCACAACCGCCAGCAGGCGACAGGCTGGGGACCTTAGGGACGGCTGAGAGCTTCAACATCTCTTTATAGTCTTCGATTTCCGCCTCAACGTTCGCCACATATTGCTTGAATTCATTATAGCGGTTCAGATATTCCTTCACTAATACGGTATAGTCGTTGTGATACATGGTTACCTCCTTCATAAACGTGAACAGCATACAGGTCTTTCCAGGCCTGTATGCGATGAATCAATTATTCAGTTTGATGCCGCCTGCCATGCTACTTCCTCCGTGCGTGTTCTAACCGCCGCCGGATTTTCTCGATATTCCGTGCTTGATAATCCATTACGTCGTTGTATTCCTGCCAGGCAGGCTTCGTTTTCTTTGGCCGCGGGTCCGGTTCCACACGCGTCACCTTGACCGGGCCTGGTTTGTACCAGTTTTTCATAGCCTCACCGCCCTATTTAAAGATCATGGCGAGCATCGTCACAAACGCCGCCATGCATACGACAGCGTAAATGATGAGCCCAATCCATACCTTCCGTTTCGTCATGCTATCACGCTCCTACCGTTTGGGCGTCGAGGCAATCGGCGCCCAATAATCTACTTCACGCGGCGGGATAAGCCGCATTTCTCCATCTACGATCCAATGGTCGTTGCAATAGATTCCCACCGCTTTAAATTCCCATTCGGTCCCTGCGTGCATCGCTACGAGTACGCGCCGCTGTGGAATAGGAAGCTGGTCATTTACATCTACCCATCGCATTTGCATCATCCTCCCGTAATGATTTCAATAACACCTTAGCTCTTTCCATGCGTTTCCTGATGGCTTCTTTATTGGCATGCGCCTCTTTATGTTTCCTGAAGCAGTTACCGAGTGCGATATTCAAAATATCTGTGTTTGTATGGTGATTGATGGTGCTATAGATGAGATTCTCATCGTCAACGTAATAATAAGCTTCGTCTTTTGCCGGAACGAACGGCGCTTTCATCGCCTGGGCCGCTCTTTCAATAGCCAGTTTGATGCCGATTTCCGGGTTGAAGGCGTCGTCCGGGTGGCATTTCGCCACGCCAATGTAATCCATCTTGTTGTCATCGTCGACAAACGTGACTACGATGGTCCCGCGCGCAGTCCATTTTATCGAGTTGGCCGTGTTCATCGGGAGGCCGTATTTTTCCGCTTCTTCCATGAAAATCTTATTGATATAATTCCGAAAAGCAGCGCTGTCTTTCTGCCTGATGTCAAATTTCGGTGGCTTTCCGGTAGACTTCTGCAAATCTTCAAGCGTACCGACGTCGTTGTAACCATCAACATTTTCAAAGTAGCAGTACTTTTGGCTACATGATCCATATACAGCGCAACGAGAACATAAATTCTTGCAATATTCTTTCAAGGTGTTTATAGCCATCTTGGCCATCTTGTCATCGATCATTTTTTTACCTTCTTTCTGAGCTTGGGATGTAGTTCGTTGAGTTTGTCGTCCGGCATGGGGATGATTTTGATTTCAGCGCGTGGCCATACCGGGTCGACGCCTGCGATGCAGCTGCAGGCCGCATCGGCGATATAGCCGTCGTCCTCTACGATACCGGCTTTCTCTAAAATGTCGGCCGTCGCCTGGATCAGTCCAAATAAATCGGGCCAGCCCTTGCGATTAGGCATGTAGTATTCGACGTTCATCCGGGTCGCGCAATCAATCGTCCGGAAGCCGCGTGGCTTCTGGGTCATCAGCTGGCACAGGGCCGCCTTCTCATAGTCCCGGTATTGTTTGGACTGAATGAGCCCGTATCGAGTCTTGGTCATGCTGTTTTTCTTGGTCATCGGGCGTCCGTCGATGGTGAAGTTATAAACCATGGGCGCCTCCTAGAACGGAATCTCTTCGTCGTCCGCAGCATTTCCCATGTCCTCAAAGGATTCGCCCGGCGCGGCGGCTTTAGCGGCTTTCGGTACGGTCCCGACGTAGTCCGCCGTGACTTCGCTGTAGTAGCGCTTGGTTCCATCCTTTTCGTACGAATTCGTTGTAAACCGCCCCAGGACGACGACCCGGTCGCCTTTCAAGAAGTTCTGCGCCAGATCCGACGACGGCGGCCAGCAGGTCACCGGCACGAACGACGTCATTTCTTTCGCCTGGCCGTCCCTCCCCTTGTAGGTTTCTGAGCAGGCCACCGTCATCCGGACGAGGGTCTTGCCGGTCCGGGTCACGCTGACTTTCGGGTCGCGTGCCAGGTTGCCCATGAGCTGCACATTATTCATTTTTTCATTCCTCCTAAAACCAGCTGATAAGAATTTCCTGCGGGTTGATGGCTACCTTATAGCCCATGCTGTCGATAGTCTGTGCGACAGCATCGTCCACGGCAGCATCCCCACTTTTTTCAATCGTGGCGTAGCTCTTCCCGTCCTGGCAGGCTTTATCAATCACGGCCCGGACGCGTTCCATGCTCATGTCAATCAATCGGATCACCTCCCTTGTCGAACGTTTCCGTATCCGTAAGCGTGTAAAAATTGGGTTTATACTCCGGATGCCGGTCGAGCCAGTGTGTGAAGGCTGCGTCTAAAATATCATCCAGGTCTTTCAAATCACCGTCGGTAACGTCGACCAGCCAGGTTTCTGCATATTCCCCGGCTACGTCGTAAGCCTGGTCTTGCAAAGCTTCCATGAGAAGGCTTGTATATACGCTGACGTCCGGAACAAATTTTTGTACCCTGCCGACCGTGATGGTGTCGACGCATCCGCTTTTCGCGTCTTCCATAGCCGCTTTGAGCGCGGCTTCCTTGGAATCAAAGAAGTCCACGCAGGTGCAATCATCATCGTCGAGATAGTAGTTCCATTTATCAGTAGGCTGCATATGGCTTTCCCTCCTTAATCCACAAACACAACGTTCCCGTCGTGATCTACAAAACTTTCGCGAAGCAAATCATAATCATCGGCCAGGCGGCTGATGTCTTCCAACGCCTTCACGACGTCGTCAACTTCCAGGTTCTCCAGGACGTCGCTTGTAATCGGCGTATCAAACGTGATATCCCAGTAACTAGGGTAAAGACGGTTTCGTTTGATTACATCCAGTTCAAATAATTCATCATGCTGGCCACGAGCGACGGTAGCCCCATAGCCATTCAGGCAATGAAATTCATAGTATTCTCCGTCTTCATGGTATTCGGCCCATGGCTCAAATCGTCCGAACTTCATGTCATTCGTCACCTCGATTCGGCTTTTTCGGTTCAAGTGTTGGGATATAGTTCATTACTACTTTTATAGCGATGCCGACAAACAGGATGGCTATTTCATTTACATGCTTGTCGGGGCTCCAGTTGGTCCAGCTCCTGCTATATTGGCTAACGCCTTCATCAATTAACAGCTCCAAATCGTCGGTATCGAAAGAATTTTCTATGTCAAACGACCCAGTATCGTCAACTAGATTCCGGATACATTCGTTTAAGATTTGTCTTGAGGATATTTTGAAATTCAGTTCACGGATTAAATCGATGAACATAATTTTGTCTTGCAGGATGTAGTCAGGATTTGTTCCCACTGTATATTCCTGAAAAGCCTCCCGAATCTGCCTTTTGAATTCTTCTAAAAATTTTTCGTCGTTAAGATAAGCTGTATCGTATGGAAAAATTGAAACAGCCACGCCTCGAGGAAATTGTAAAATGTATCTTTTTGTCATCTTCTTCTACCTCTCTCCGCGGTTCCCGCGGTAAATATCGACCGGCCCGAACTGCTTTTCATAGGCCGTAAGGGCCGGGTAATCAATTCCGCATTCAACGTGCAGGCATTTCATGAATTCCCAGATAGGGACCTTGCTCTTTAAGACGGCGTCGATGTTGTCGTGGATGTACTGCTGTAGATCCTGCAAGCGCTTTGCCCCCCACTTGAAGTCATGACGTAGTGAGTGCAGCGTCACGATGACCGAGGCGGCCACGTGGTCCGTCACGTATTTCCGCAGACGCCAGTCCTTCGTCTTGCCTGTGATGAGCCGTTCCAGGCGCTGGGCGTCACGCTCATTGAGGAAGCGGTCGAACCCGAAATCGTCACACAGCTCATCCCGCCAGCGGATGGAGAACCCGTGCTCTTTCGAGTCCAGGTGCTCCCAGGCGGCGTTGAGTTTGGCGAACCGGTTGCGGCCAAAGCCGTACTTGTCATGCAGGGCCTGGTAGATGAGGGTCAGCCCCCAGTCCGCCCCGCTTTCGGCGCCGACTGCATAGCGGTGCTTGGCTTTTTCGGCCCGTTTCTTTTCCATGGCCCGTGAAATGTCATTCATTCCGATTGTCCTCCCCGAAAATGTGTGCTCCGATGTCGGCCATTTCCGGATCATCCAGGATGTCATCCGACGGGGCTGGTTCTGGGTCCACCTTCACCGCTTTCTTCGGGCGGCCTTTTTTCTTCGTATTTGCCGTTTTAACGCCCGTTTCTTCTTTCTGGCTATGATTTATCGTAAGGCTGTGTAAAAACGCCACCAGCTCGACGTCACTGCCGTTCATGTCGATTTTAATTTCCATCTTTCTCTCTCCTTTTCTGCCATCATTCCGGCATTTTCATCCGGGCGGCTACTTCGCTGGTCAATTTTTTCACGCCGGCCAGGCCGGCATCGGCCAGATACTTCTGATGGACCGGGACGCCGGACGCGGCGAATTCTTTCACTTCTTCGACGTGGGCCGCTTCCGATTCGTAGGCTTTGCGGAACTGGGCCCGCAGGATGGCCGTGTCATCGGTCGGCGTCTGGCAGATCTCTTTCCAGCCGAACCGGCCGACGACGCGCTGCGTCACCGGATCGTCGAAGTCCGGCACGCCGGTATAGCCGACGACGGCGATGGCCTTCTGGACCTTGCCCCAGGCTGTAGCACTGTCGATGGGCTTAGTTCCCATTGCCAGCGTAGTCACTTTTTCCGATGCCTTCCTAATTTCGGCAATGGTAGGTAAAAAATTGCAGTGGTTGATGCAGTACTTGACCCCGGCCGACAAGGCCGCCGGCGGGATGTCTTTTAACATCTCTACGTAGAAACGCAGCCGTTCCTCCGGGAGATCATTTTTGTACGCCAGTTGCAAAAGACCAATCGCTCGCAGGGTCGATATTTCCGTTGTCATCTTTCGTCTCTCCTTTCTGTTCCTGGGCTTGGTATTCTGCCATCAGGCGGTTCACGACGTCAATCGCTTCCTTTTTGCTATTGCGCGGCGTTGGCTGTGGCTGGGCTGTGTTTTCGTCGTCATAGCCTCCAGTCTGCCAGCTTTTCAGAATGCCGTGGATATATGCCAAACTTCTTTTATTCCGAGTGACAGCCCTATCAATGGCCTTCACGACAATGTCGCTTCCAAAGTCATCGACCATGGCTTTGAGCTTTTCTAGATCCATCTCCCCGGGCATGGGGTAGATGTTTTTTCGATAGGCTTTGAGTACCTCTTTATATCCGACGTCGTCGTATACCCTATTGTCTTTAGTCTTTATGTCTTTATGTCTAGGTATGTGGTCAGATTGTGCGACAGACTGTGCGTCAGATTGTGCGTCATCATGACCGCCAGTGGCAGATTGTGCGTCAGACTGTGCGTCAGATTGTGCGTCATCATGACCGCCAGTGGCAGATTGTGCGTCAGACTGTGCGTCATATTGACGCACAAAAGGAATGATTTTATAAATCGGTGATTGATTCCCTGCCCTTGCTTTTACATGAATCAATCCCGATTCCTGCAAGATACTTCGGGCGCGCTCAATAGTCCGCCTACTTAATCCCGTATCTGTTTCCAGCACCGACATGGCCAGATTGAATTCCGCTTTCCACCCGGTTTTATTGCAGAAATGTATCAATGAAAACCAAACAATCCGCGCCGACGCTGGAACCGGATTCGTTAACAACCAGCCATGGAAAGCATTTATTTGGTCAATATACTTGATGTTCAGTCTTTCCATAACAGTCCTTTCGAGGAGATGGGCGGCCGAAGCCGCCGCTAACTCTTATTTATCGCCCTTGAAGTCAGGGCTGAACATATCTTCGTCTTTAAAGCCATCTTTAACTTCGCCAGTCTGCGAATCTACGCCGTCAGGTGTGGTTTCATCGGCCGGCATAGTTTCCGCTTCCGTGTCGATGGTGACGGTTTCGTCTTCTTCATCGACCATGTGTTCCGAGAGGGTCGATTTGATGGTTTCATCTGCGGCGATGGCCCGGACGAATTCCGTCTTGACCGGTGCGTATTTCAATACTTTCTTGATGACCGTCTTTTTGGCCATTTCGTCGAAATACTTACTCCAGGGTGAATAGGAAGAGCTGAAAGACTGGCTTGTCTTCTTGGCATGCTGGGTGATGTCTTCTTTGCTCATCACCTCGAATCCATAACCGCCGTTGGTCATATGGAATACGGCATAGTACATAATGACGTCGCCACGGTCCTTGATGGCCGGCACATGCCGGAGTTTCGGTTCCAGACCGTATTCGTATTCGAATAAGTCGTTTTCATATACTTCGTGCGCCTGGATATCCTTGATGTCCCCGCTTCGGTATGCCAGGTCAATCATTCCCTTATAGCCGAGCTGGAACTGACATTCGAGTTTCCCTTTGTTCCGGTAGGGAATCAGATAGGCTTGGCCAATCGGGGTATTCGGTTCTACCCCGAGCTGGGCGGCCTGCATCATGGCCCCCAGGAAGCTGGCTGGCGTGCACTGCTGTAATTGCGGGTTCGTCGAGAGGGCCGTGAAGACCATCCTCGTAAAGCGTTCCGGCGTCAGTACCGACGGCAGGGCCTTTTTGATTTGAGGTTCCATGGCCTTGATGAGCCCTTTGAGACTCGTGTCTTTCTGCTGCATCTGCTGTACCTGGGCCGTCTTCTTCGTAAGTCCACCTTTAGTGTTCATGAATGATTCCTCCTTTTATTTGATGGCAAAGCGTCGGCTTGCCTTGCCAATAGAAATGAAGCCTTTGTCACGCAGTGTCTGGTAGATGTCCGGCGCCGCTTTTTTGAGCTTGGAAAGAGAGCAGGTTTCCCTGGGGTTCGTTGTCTTCCAGGTGACCCGGTAATCGCCGACCGTCCCGATTTCCGCTTCCCCCAGCATGTCCTTCAACTGGTTTTCGCGAAGCGTTATCTGGGCTTTCAGCTGCTCCAGGATTTCTTTGTCCCCGCGCAGGTCGTCGATAATCTGTGCCGCATCATCCGGCAGGACGATGGATCTATCTTCCCCATGATAGCGGTCAGCCAGTGCCTGGGCGCAGGACACACTCCCATCAATCGGCGGGGCTGTGTGTGTCTGCACGAGGCCCCAGAATTCCCGTTCTGCGGAAATCAGTGCCTGTATATCCTGCTCGTTCCGTTCAACCACCTTATAGGTGGGGTCGTTCCCGCCGATGAGGACCGCGATATACCAGCGGTCGGCACCGGTCACGGCCATATAGTGAAGGCATTGGCAGTAGTAGGCATCCGGGATTTCGTCGCCCTGCCATTTCTTGTATTGGCTGACGCCGGCAGTCTTGATTTCCAGACCGGCATTCTCCCCGACGACTTCCCGGTCTACATTGGCCAGCATGAAGGGAAAGCTGCGGTTCTGCAGCGTCCCCAGTTTCCGGACCTTTTTGCCTATTTCTTCCTGGAACCAGTCGGCAATATTCGGTTCATTCTTATGGCCCCAGTAGATGTACTGGTTGCCCGACAGATCCGGCGGAACGGCCTGGCCGGTCTTTTCCATCCAAAGCTGATATGGGGATTTATATGAGTTGTATCCCAGGATGATGGCGGCATCGCTGCCACCGATACCCATGTCGCGGGTCTTGAGCCATTTATCATGATTCTTTTCGGCCTCCCGGACCGACAGGATCAAATCACAGTTGCGATAAGCCATGGTCGTCAGCTCCTTTCTACAATCCGGAAGTCCCGTTCATAGCAGAACCGGCTGAATTCGTCGATGAGGATATTCAGCGGCAGGCCGGCATCGTCCGCCATACTAATCAAGACCGCGTACATCATGCAGTAGGCTTCCAAAAGGTTTCCGTTTACCGATACAGACGGGGTTGTGCGTCCTTTCCCCTCCCCCTGCTGCTGAACCTTTTCGATGTCGATTTTAGGGGTAAATACAATTAAGTTGGTATAGTCATTTCTCTTGGCGAAATCTTGCAAGTCTCTACACTTTTCGCATAATTGGGCCTCAATATTTTGATTCTTCATGGTTTTCCTCTCCTTTTTTCTGGTATAATGAAGTTGAATTTTTTGGTATGTGGCCGTTGTCTGGTAGCTCAGGCAGCGGCCATTTTTAGTATCTGATGGCCAGGCGCTGGCCTGGTTTCAGTGTCGGGTTCGGGCCCAGGTCGTTGTTGACCTGAATCTGGTAGATGACCTCCCTGATATCCTGGCCGGTCTTGTCGGCTACAGGGCCAGCGATTTCCCACAGCGTTTCATCTGTGTCGACGACGTGGATGATGGCCGTATCAGCGGCGACCATTTCGGCCTGTGTCCAGGGAGTCGCGCTGCCGATGTACAGCCCGACTCCGAAGGCGGCCACAAGGGCCAGCCCCGCCCGGAAAACCTGGAACTTGGGCTTACGCCTTGGCTCTGTCTGTCCATGTTCGTAAATCTTCATTGTCTTCATGTGAATCCCTCCTTTCTTCGTATTCAAACTGGCTCATATCAGCCGACAACCGGCTAATGAAGGTCCGGCACCGTTCCAGCTTTTGCCGTGTTCGTGCCAGCTCATCCTTTAGGCGGCGCCATTCAAAGGGGCTGTGCGTCCAATCCGCTGAGTCCATCCCCTCGAGCTCTAACACGTTCTTCATGCTGTACTTGACCCCGGGGAGCTTGAGCCGCTTGAGCAGGCCGTCCTGCTCCATATTTGTAATGGCAGGACGGCTCAAATCCCAACGATTCATAAGTTCGTTCATCGAGATAACCGGCTTCATATGATTCCCTCCTTTCGCCTCCTAGTGCCCCGCTTCCTGGTCGCCATCTTTCAGCAGTTCGAGGATGTGATGGCCCCAGAGAAGCTGATAGCCGCTGTGCCCGTTTCCGTGGGTATACGGGATGCGTTCGCAGTAGGCTTTTCCGGCTTCGGTTGGCGCCCAGTCAGGTCCGACTTTTTCTTGAAGCCCTTTGTCCTTCAGCATGGCGTTCACTTTCTGTGGGCTGGGATTCCCTTTGCTGTTCAAGATGCCGAGTTCCGCAGCAATCTTTGTCGGTGTCAGCGTCGATGGACTGTCTTCCGCCGGGATGAACTGCTTCAGCGGTGTCATATCCACGCCATAGGCTTTACCGACCATCTGCATGGCTGCGGTCATGGCCATTGGCTTCTTGACTCCGAAGGTATCGGCGATCATGGCTGCCGTGTCGGCCGCATCCTTTACCGCTGTCTTGATCATCCGCGTCCGGTAATGCGGGTTCGGCGTAATCTGCGGCGTCTTGATGGCCTTTTCCATAGCATTGAAAGCTTCGAGGAATTTCAGTTTCCATTCCAGGGCTTTTGCTCCCGTGAAGCCCATAACTAAGAGGCTAAAGCCGTCTCGGTTCATGAGGTACATTGGGTAGGTTTGCCCATTCTGCTCATTGACGTATGTTGTTTCGTAGAACATGGGGGTCTGCCCAATTTTCGGCATACCCTTTTCAAGGTTCCGAATTGCGTCAAGCACATGCCTATGGCTTTTTTCAAACCGGTCAGCTACCTGCCGGCTGTCCGTAACGAGTTGATGTTTATAAACGGTTACAAGTTTATTCATGTTCGATTCCTCCTTTATTCCTTTCCCCCTCCGTTGAACCATGCTATGATGAGTACGGAAGGAGGTGATTACTATGACTGAGAAAGAATTAAAAGAAATTTTTGCTGAAGCACAAGCGGAGATAATGGCTTCGTATGATGAATCAAAAGTTAAAGCGATATTATTGAATGCATCCGGAAAAACATCGCTTGAATCCGCTATCCTCGGAGCGTTTCAATTAAGTACTAAGCTAAATCAAGAATTACTCTTCAAGGTGCTCTCCAAAGCTTTATGCAAATGATTAGCTAATTGTTCAATTGATTCACAGGAAAGGTCATCAAGTGCCAGCTTGGTGGCCTTTTCTTCGACATCATCCTGCCAAGTTCCCGGAATAACACGAGATAAAGGCAACTTAATAACACGAATAGTTGCAATTTCTTCTGTTTTTTCTTCGACAAGGTGTTCGATAGGTCCAGCATACGATTCCGCGATACTTTCATAAAGAAACAGCATGCTATCAGAGATACTACGTGATAAGCTCCCTTCCAGGTCTATTACGTAGTATTTTTGTTTGTTCAAACTAATGCTTAATACATAAACCGTTCCCTTTTCGTCCTTTGCCATGCTCCCGCCTCCTTCTCTTAGTCAATTCCTGTCCAGCCTTTATTGGCTGCATATTCGTCAAGATCTTGTTGGGCTTCTGCCAATGTTGTCCGCACCATCAGTTGTTTCATCCGGTGCCAGCCGCCACCAGGCTTTTTCTGATAGCAAATTGCATACGGTTCGCCACCAATCATTGAGATAGCCTGATAACGCCAGCCGCGTTGGTCTACGTATTCGTTGTAGTGCTTCATGCTTTCCCTTCCTTTACAATTCCAATGTCTTGCCGTGCTTTTCTTCTACTTCGTCGGCCCAACCGCGGACAATTTCCGTGGCTTTACTTTGCTTCATAGATGCTTCCAGGGCGTCGCCGATAGCGTACATGTAACCACGTGCGATATCAGCTTCTGACCTGGCGCCTTCCACGGTCCAGCCGTTTTTGCCTTCTTTGGCCCATTCCCGAACGCAGATTGCGCGCCCCCATCTTTGCTGGAATCGAGATTTCAAAATGGACTTTTCCTTTGCAGTCATGCTTCTCACCTCCTTTATAAAAACCTTTCCATATCACTGACGTCATACGTGTCTACGACGCTGATTTTATCCACCAGCTCGTCGTCGTTGGCATTGATAACGGCCAGATAAACGCCACCACCGAATGTACGGACCAGGTAATTATGAATGTCCACGAAGGTCAGGTTTCCACCTTTAGGGCTTCGGAACGTCTGCACCATAGTTCCGGTACAGTCCCTACTGGGCTCCATTGTCAGCTTGTTCGTCATGCTACGCGCCTCCTCCTTGAACTCTAATTTTTTGTATCTTTTAAAGATACTTCATCAGCAAAAAAAATATCTTCGATGCTCTTGTTTAAGATAGATGAAACTTTCTTAGCGTCATCAAGAGAGAATTTTGTACTCCCGTTCTCTTTCTTACTATAAGCACTCTTCGTTTCGAGCCCAAGAACTTCGGCCATATTTTCACATGTCAGACCTTTTTCTTTTCTTAACGCTCTAAGTCTTTCAAACATCTTCTCACCCCCTATCAAATGTTTCCTCTTGGGATACTTAAAGTATACGAGTTATTTTGTATCTTGTCAAGATATATTAAAAATAAAATTTCCAATTAGGAAACTTCCATTGAGTATCTTTAATGGAAACATTATAATTTACATAGAATTGTTTTCGGATACTTTATATAAAGGTCAGGTGATAAATCGATGAACAGAGTTAAGGAATTGCGAAAACAAAAACATATCACACAGGAAGAATTAGGGAAAGTGCTCGATATCCAAAAGGCAGCCATTTCTAAATATGAAAATGGTCGTGCAGAACCAAGCGCAGAAGTACTCAAGAAGATGTCCGCCTATTTTGGCGTATCTATTGATTATTTGCTCGGCAATTCGACATCAAAAGAGATTCCCGACTCCAACCTTCCATCGCTTACACCGAAAGATGAACGTGACATAGCGCGTGATCTTGAAAATATGATAGAATCGCTGGACGGATCCGCGGCCATGGGGAGTACCGAAGACGATGAAGACCGCGAGCTATTACGGGCCTCCTTGGAAACGGCCATGAAGATAGCCAAACGGACCGCCAAGAAGAAGTTCACCCCGAAAAAATATCTGAAATAGGTTGTTCTTTAAAGGCGGTGATGCTCTATGGATGTAAAAAAAATCGCCGTACAAACGGCGAAAAAATATCAAACATGGAACCCATATGAAATTGCAGAGGCTCGCGGCGTACAAATCATATATGCTCCGCTAAAATCTATTCTCGGCTATTACACAAAATACAAACGGATTCAATGCATCATTCTGAATGACAATCTTCCCTCCCATTTGCAACGCTTCGTCTGCGCCCACGAGCTCGGCCATTCCATCTGTCATACCAATTTGAATACGCAGTGGCTGAGAAAAAACACCCTGGTATCGACAGACAGAATCGAACGGGAAGCCAGTACGTTTGCCGTCGAACTGCTATTGCCTGATGACCTCATCCGGGAATATCCCGAATACACCCTCGAACGCCTAGGGAAAATAGCCGGAATACCTCTTGATTTATGTTCTTTGAAGAAGTTCTATTGAATTATGAAACTATATAAATGAGGCGAATATTATGCACATTTTTTCAGGTCTTATAGCACTGCTTGCGCTAGGTCTACTGATTTTCGGATTTGTAAAAAAGGATACATTAAAATCGCATCAAGCTGAAGCCAACTGCACATTCAAGCAATATGTCTTGAGCTGTCTTTTCTTCCTTGTCTTGGGAGGAATCTGCTTCATTATAACTGATTCACCAAATGAATCTAACAACGCTCCGGCAGTGCAATCAACCACACGGGAACAGCAGAGTACAAAACAAGTCAAAGATTCCGCCGATACGCCGGCAGAACAAATCGAGCAAATTTGTCGACAAAAAGCAGGAGACAAACACTTTACTAAAGTTGAAGTCAACGAAGACATGTCTAAAGAAAATTTCGGTAAAGGGAAATTAATTGTTTTGCCTTATGTTAAAGACGAAGCAGGATTCCGGCAAACTGGTTTCGCATTGTCTGGGGAAATTATCCGAGCCCTCTATGAATCTGGGTTGCCGATTTCGGAGGTCGCCGTCTTCATCCAAGATATGAGCGGACACACAACGATGAAATGCACTATGAATGAACGAACGGCCAAAAAAACCAATTGGGATACTGTATCATATAAGCATTTTGATAAATACCTGGACGATGTCTGGATGATTCCGCAACTGCGTAAATAATCGCATAGCTTCAGCATCGTAATATTCAATACAAAGAATAAACAGCACAAAAAAGTGATTGGCCATCGCCAAATATCGTATATTTAATTCATTTATTGTATTTTTAGTTTAATAAAAAATCCCGGTACCGTGCTGGAACACGATACCGGGATATGCCGTAGGTGCTGGAACACCTACGGCGCTGCAAATCTACACACACGACTATGGGGCTGATTTACGCTATCGGTATATCACATCAGCTTCCCTTTACGCAAAGGAGGTTATTTTTATGACTGATTTAACCTATCATTTTTCGTACCGCGAAAAAGACCGCGGCTGGCAGGTCATCTTGTCGTACAAAGACCAGGCGGGGCGCTGGAAGCAGAAGTCACGCCAGGGCTTGGCCACCAAGAAGGCTGCCAAAGCCGCCGGCGAAAAGCTGCTGTCCGACGTACTCGATGCGATGAAGAGCCAGCCAATCGCGCCGGAGCTCGTCGGCATCTCCCTGGCCGAATTTGCTGAATACGTTTTTCGCAGCCGCAACTTGACGTATAACTCCATCCTGGCCTATCGCTACGCCCTGAAGAATTACGGACCGAAGATTCTGGCCATGCCAGTCCGTAAGATAACCTATCTGGACATCCAGCAGGCGATGAGCAACTGGCAGTGCGCTGACGCCAGCTACCAGCTCTATGTAACCTGCCTCAAGATGATCCTGTCCCACGCTGTCGAGCCCTACCATCTCCGGCAGGATAACCCAGCCATCCACTTGAAACCCAGGAAGCTAAACCGCCGGCACAAAATCCGGGCGCTGACGCAGAAAGAATTTGACCGGCTCATGGAAAACATGAAGACCCGGCCGATGAAGTACTATGCCATTTGTGCCATTGCCGGGTACACGGGGATGCGCTTGGGCGAAATCCTGGCTCTTACCTGGAACGACGTAGATTTAAAAGAACGTCAGATCAGTGTTACCAAGCAATATGGCCGGGTTGGTCATAAGAAGCGTGGAATCATGAACATCAAAAACAAGGCCGCCGGGCATCGTGTCATCCCCATTCCGGCCAAGCTGCAGCAAATCCTGCTGGAGTATCGCCATGTAGAGCCTCGGCAAATAAACGGTCAGCTGTTTCCACACAAATTGTTGCATAAATCACTCGATGGGTATATCAAGAAAATCGTTCCGGACGCATCTATCCATAGTCTGCGTCACACCTATGCAACGATGCTGCTGGCCAACGGCACCGACATCAAGACCGTAGCGGCGCTTCTCGGTGACACAGTCACCACTGTTTTAAATGTCTACGTCGATTACACAGACGACATGAGACGTAAGGCAGCGCAGTCAATTGAAAAAATTTTTGCGTAGAAATTTTTGACGAATTTTTGCCGTTTTAAACAAGAATAGCTCAACCATGCGGCATAATGCGCCAAATATATTCAATACCACATTATACCGTGATTAGCGCCTATTTTGCAACTGTTTCCAGTAGATTTAGGAAAATGAGGACACAGAGCACAGTTCACAGGCCGCCCGGACTCCGATGCCGCAACGCGGCGGCAGACACTCAAACTGACGACATCGCCATTTTCGTATCCATCGTAAAATTCTGTTATTATACCCGAACGGGCTGTGGTCGAATATCTCTGGCGGGCTTCCCACAGGAAGCCCCTACAATTCGGCCAATGTCCGTGTATTTTTTATGGCAGACTGCCAGCGTTATTCCCCATAGCCTACATGCGATACCGTAGGGGCCGTCCCAAAGCCTTTCTAGCCCGTCAAGTACCGACCATCGGGAGGGGCCAAGACCGTTTCCAGAACGAATAGCGGCGGCGGGCGGCCCGCTACGCGCTGAGGGCTTCCCAAAGCGTCGTTGTTAGTTTGAGTCTGTCGCGGCGTAGCCGCATCTGAGTCCGAAAAAAGCAGTGGCTCGTGGTTAGTGATTCGTGGTTCGTAAAGACCTGCCATTACACCCGAATGGGCTGTAATCGAATCTCGCAGCGGGCCGCCAGCCACAGCTGTCCGTTTTGGCAGCCGTCCTGCACCTTCCGTCGGTCGGCACCTGACGGGCCAAAAAGGCTGCCCGGGCTGGCCCAACGCATACGGCCGCTGGCCGCGTATTTTTGATGAATTTTTGATGGCAGGCCGATGTGATAAAAAAAGCACCTGATTATTCAGACGTTGAAATGATGAACTTGTTTAAGCGGCCCCGCCTTCCGTGGAAGCTTATTGTACCAGTCTAAATGCATGATGACTTCCTGATCTGGGCATGAAAAAAAGCACCCACTTATGAGTGTTAAAAAGAATGTGATTTTTTCTGTTATCGTACTAGCTCATTCATAATCTGAAAGGCTTTTTGCCCAGAGACCCAGCTGTACTCATTATCTTTCTCAACAATAAAGCAAGGTAAACCGGTTGGCGGAACAATTCCGTTAATTGGTAGTATCACTGGTGAATACACAATATAATCCTTCCATGTTCCAATACGTTCCGCTGTATTATACCCTTTTTGTATAGCTATTTTTTTGCTTCGTTCATAGCAAATCACTTTCCTTTTGCAGTAGCAACGAGTACTTTTTTATTCGTTGCCAATGGCTTATCGTCAATCCTATAAAACCCAAAGTTACTAGGCTTACCATGGGCAAAATAATAGCCAACATCTAATATACCAGTCTGTGAATCAAGATACTTAATTATCCCGTTATCTTTTTGTGCAATGAAAACATGTGCGGAGTCTGTTTGCTTCCACACTATGTAAATTACGTAACGTGAGCCATCAGGAGCATTGTCTAATTCTTATTGTTTCTTCATTTACATTAAAAGTAAACATTCGAGCTGAGGCATCTGCATAAGCCTCGTTCGCTTCCGGTGCCGCGAAGCATTCACTCCCCAAAACAATATCTTTGGAGCCCATATTAGGCACTGCCTCAACATCAAACCCTCGTTGGTGTAATTCATAAATTTACACACACCTTTGACAATTAATTTGATATTCAGTTCCTTGTGAATACTTAGTGTTAGCGGCTTTTATGTCATCAGCTAAGGTGTGCTTACCTAAAATTAGTTTCCAATTATTAGGCACTTTTTGTAATTTGATTATATCATCTTCACGAGCAGTTTTCCATTTATCTAATGATAATGTTTGTAACAAAGATGTTCTCCCAGTCCTCATAGGTCATGTCAGCCGGCACATAATACGTCTTGCCATTGTCATTCCTGGCAATGCGCGTCCCTGTTTTTTTTTATCCGGCCCGTACAGGCCGCTGACAATGGGAGAGGACAGTTCGGATGAAGTGGCTGGGCCGTATGACTGATGTGATACAGAAAAGCGGCATCCACTCACAATGAAATGGACGCCGCTTTCTTATTTTTCTGGATGATTTTACATTTTTTCGATATAAAAGCAGTTCACATCCTAATTTTTTTTAACACATTGCTCAGCATCATCAGCGTAATCCCTTTATCATCCTGTCCGAGTAACATCGTTGTATACGGGCCTTCCCAAACATATAGCCCTTCAAACCGTCTGGGCGTACCATAACGGTGCGAAATGTGTCGAACCCGTTCTTCAAAACCGCCATTCATGAAAATCGTAATGCTTAACAGACGACCTTCATAGAAACAGGCCTTTGCCATGACAGGTCCCTGTAGATACATTTCACCGTGAGCATCGGGAATAAGCACCCAATACCTCGCCATACCATATGAATAACCAAGCAGTTTCATCCGATATTCCTGCTTAATCTGATTCAGCGGTTCACCCCAGTGCAAATCGCAGAATCCTCCTGGATCATAAGTCATATTCTGTTCGTGACTGGTGGCAGGAGAAGCAGCTTGTACGGTTGGCTGCATCAATCCTGATAGTATCAACCAAGTAAAGACCACAAATATTAAGAAAAAAGTTTTTCTAAAAATATTCATACCGTTTCATCTCTTTTATTATCTTACTTGGAATTGATTGTCCTAAAAAATCTGCCTCACAATAATCGCTCCGTGCTCCGTGATATCCTTATATTTTTTATTATATCATGAAACAGAGTGAATAGAATATAAACCGATATTCCCATAATACAAGAAATTCAAATACGGCTACAGACTCAAGCTGACGACATCGCCATTTTCGTATCCATCGTAAAATCCTGTTATTATCCCCGAATGGGCTGTAGTCGAATATCTCTGGCGGGCTTCCCACGGGAAGCCCCTACAATTCGGCCAATGGCCGTGTATTTTTTGCGGCAGACTGCCAGCGTTATTCCCCATCGCCTACATGCGATACCGTAGGGGCCGTCCCAAAGCCTTTCTAGCCCGTCAAGTACCGACCATCGGGAGGGGCAAGATCGTTTCCAGAACGAACAGACGCGGCGGGCGGCCCACTACGCGTTGAGGGCTTCCCGAAGCGTCGTTGTTAGTTTGAGTCTGTCGCGGCGTAGCCGCATCTAAGTCCGAAAAAAGCCGTGGCTCGTGGTTAGTGATTCGTGGTTTGTAAAGACCTGCCATTATACCCGAATGGGCTGTGATCGAATCTCGCAGCGGGCCGCCCTGACCGGGCCGGCCCCTACGCATACGGCCGCTGGCCGTTTTTTTGCGGCCTGCGACCGGCCGCCTGCGAACTGCGCTTATTTTATGAAGAGGATAGTCATTCTTTAGTAGTCATGCTATAATAAGTTATCATGAGTAAAGGAGTCGAATTTTTATGATGATAAAAAAACTGGTTACTTTTGAAGACCTCGGTTTCGTTCAATGGGGCGTCCTGAATGAAGCGGAAGATGGCGTATACGGTGCCATTGCTTTGGAAGAAGCTTTTTTCACGCCCCTTCCGGAAACGATGCTGGAATTCATCCGGCAAGGCAACGACGGCCTGCTGGCCCTGGCCGACGCACTGGAACAGAATGAAAAGACCGGCGCTGTCAAGGCGAAACCGCTGGACACGGTACGCATCATGGCGCCGATTCCCCATATGGAACGGAATATTTTCTGCATCGGCAAGAATTATACGGAACATATCGCCGAATTCGATAAGACGGCCATGCCCAAACCGCCGAAATACCCGGTCATCTTCACCAAGGCTACGTCGTCGGTCATCGGCCCGGATGACCTCATCGACCCTCATACGAACGTCACGTCCCAAGTCGACTATGAAGGCGAACTGGCCGTCATCATTGGCAAGGAAGGCTCGGATATCACTGTTGGCGAAGCCATGGACCACGTCTACGGCTTTACCATCCTCAACGACGTCACGGCACGGGACCTGCAGGCCAACCACGTCCAGTGGTTCCACGGCAAGAGCCTGAATACGTTCTGCCCTATCGGGCCGTATATCCTTCTGCGCGATGCCGCTCCCGACACGTTCGACATCGTCACGAAAGTCAACAATGAAGTCCGTCAGGACGGCTCGACAGGCGAATTCATCTTCACCATCCCCGAACTGATCCACACCATCTCCCAGGGTACGACCCTCTTCCCGGGCGACATCATCGCTACGGGTACGCCCAGCGGCGTCGGCGTCGGCTTCAACCCGCCCCGCTTCCTCCACTCCGGCGACACCGTAGAAATCACCATTCCCGCCATCGGGACGCTGAAGAATAAAGTGAAATAAGAAAGGCTAAAAAAAGGGGCTGTAACAAAATGAGTTTTTTTGCTCATTTTGTTGCAGCCTTCCTTCTTTCCCATAACTAACACAATAGCTGGCATTTTTCATTTTCGTGAAAAATGCCAGCTACCTGTTTTTAGGCGTACTTTAATAAGCCTCGCTTGTTTTTTCTTTTTTAGCAAGCTACTGTGTGTTGTTTCTTCTTTTTCTAAATAGTGTTGTTGTAATCTGTCCGTATCACGGCGACTTCGGTATTTCCTCAGATCAAAGCCGAATGCCATGAATAAACAGTTCCTTTTCTA